GTTTCTCCCTATTGGTTCTTTGAAAGTATCAATAGTAACAATTATGTTTCTTCCGTCTTTTGTTTTTGCTTCTTTAGCGATTGATGCTGTTGGTTTCATGTTTATTGTTTTATGGTTATTTTAAATGTTAACATAGCGTATTTTAAAGTAAATGAATCACTACTCGCTATTACTTCATATTGATTGTACTGAACATAAGGTATTCCTGTCATCAACTTACAATAGTTGTCGTAAGATAATTTTATCTCTAAAACTAAATTTTCAGGAATAATCTCGCACTTTTTTATAAAGTTCTCAGCAAATTCCTTTAAGTTTTCGTATGTTTTTACTTCTTTCATATCTATTCTTTTACTGTTATTTCTCTGTAATATCGGTCTGTATAAGACTCAGGAGATAATACTATCACCCCTTCTTGAGCCACAAAATTGAGGACATTGTCTATAAATTCAGATGTTTCTTTCTTATTCAACTCTGTTAAACTCTTAACCATGTGTTTATCATACTTCTTTTTACCTACTACTACTCTTACTTGATAGCATAGGAACATTGGAGCCATGACTTCTTTATGTAATTCCTCAACTGTAGTATAGTGACTAAAAGATTCATTCTGTAAACAAGTCTTTAGTATAGCCCCCCAGTAATATCCAAATTGAGATACACTAGGACGTTTATGGCGATCTTTAATAGTTAACTCAAACTCTTTTCCTGCTAAGGATTCTCTTTGCTCTTGCCAAAGTTCTACATTGTAAAAACTAATGTTTCCGTTTGGAAGGACGCGTCCGAAATGTTTTATGGTAATATTTGCCATTCTAATTTATCTATGGTTTTTACAAGCAGCCAACTCGTTTCGGTTAAAATATGTTTCGGGCTACTTGCTATCAAATCTACACTAGTAAACGAGTTAGCCCTCGCAAAGTGTTTCCGCCTTTAGAACGGATAGATTAAATTAGAACGCTTCATCATCGTCTTCATCTGCTGGATTGAAAACAATATCTTTTTCAGCTTCAATCTTAACTTCTGACTTAGGAGCTGATTTCTTAGTATTCAATCCATTATCTTGATTTTCTTCTATAACTTCAGCAGGTGCCGCCGATGCGTTTTTAGCTAAATAAGCAGATAAGTATTCTTGTAATTCTTTATCTAGTTCCACCGCCTCTGCGTTAGCTTTATCAGATACTTTTACCGCCGTGTAAATTGGTTCAAAGTAAACTGTTTTGCCTTTTTTCTTTTCAACTACTTCTTTAACCGATACAGCGATATTATTTACGTTATTTTCTTTACAGAACTCAATGAAAGCAGATAATCCTGATCCTCCTAATTGGATATTATATAATCCTAATCCATCCGCTTCTTTCTGCCCAATGTAAACTGATTGATAATACTTTAATCCTTTTGTTCCTAATTTCTCTTTAGCCGCTTCATATAAGCCAGAGAATACGATTCCTTTCTTATTACGAACTGTAATAGTATCAGTCTTAGTACTTCTTACTTCGTTTGAGTAATATCCCATTTGAAGGTTATCATCAAAACCTTTACAAGTACTTAGTGTGTCTAATACTAGAAAGTTGAATGGCATCTTCATAAATACCTTCTCGCCTTTTTCTCCTTTTTCTTTATCGAAATAAAAGAATTGACCTTTGTCTCCTGAGTACTCGTAAAAACGTTTAGCGGGATTTGTTAATTTTTCTGTTGGATTACTTCTTGACATTTGTTTTTGTTTTTATGGTTTATAATTAATTTATACGTTTAATTTTGATATAAAGTTACATACTTTGATTAAAATATGCAAGGAATTTAAAATAATAATGTTTTATCTGTGAAATTACTTAACTTATTCATATTCTTCCTGTGGTACTTTCTATCTACTATCTTAGCTCTGCTTACTGCATTTCCGTGTGTGTGGATAGTTCCTAATTTATTAATAGTTATTTTGAACGTCTCAGATTTAGAAAACATGATATTCATAGCGCCAACGTGTCGCATAATAACAAGTCTTATCTGTTCCTCAGTGTACTTAGGATGCTTATCTTTTAGTTTATGTATTAGTTGAGCGTTTAGCATTACACGGTTACTTTTAAATCTTTGTAATACTTAATACCATTTACTATTTTACCATCTTCTAATGACTCAGAATTAGCTTTTAAATACTCTTTTACTTTACTCTCGTCTACCATTAAGAACTCTTTAGGAACTGAGTTAATATCTACTATTTCATAGGTCCAGGGTCTCCTTACTTTAGATATAACTTCTACTTCAATAGGAGCTTCTTCAATTACTTGTTCAATACCCATTTCTGCCATAGCCGCTAACTCTTCTTCTTTAGCTTTTCTTTCAGCGTCTTTTAATCTAATCCAAGCAATCTTTTCATCTTTAAGATGCTTTAATGCTTCTTCTGAAGATTCAGACACATAAGCCGCCGCCGCATCAACAGCCTTACCTCTCTCGAAGTGTGGTTTCTTTTCAGCTACTCTAACAGACTCTACTGCTTTGATAAGTTCGTTCACTTTACCCATTTGATTCTCACAAACAGCTAGACTGTTCTCATCAGTTACTTTGATTTGTAGGCAGGTTTCAGCCGCTTTGTCGAGTTGTAATTTTACATTCTCGAATTTAAGAAGAGATGACTTTAACTCAGGAGTTTGTACTATCAATTCTTGTAGTGTTACTTTTTCTTTCTTTGCCATGGTTTATTTTTTTAGTGATTTTAGAAAATTAGTTAATTCTTTAGCTAACATAGCTGAATTATATTGCGCGGATTCTATTTGATATAAAGCACTTTTTAATCCTCTTTTAGTTTGAGCCTCAAGGCTAGTTCCGTCTCCTTTTAAACAGATAAATCTGTCCCAAGGTATCTTAACTTCTTTTTTCTTCTTCATAACCACAAAGTGATCTATTTTTACATCCAATACAGTAAAGCAACCTTCCATATCGGATATATGAACTTGACTTCCTGGAATGCAAGGCTTCTTATTCTTAACTAAAACTCCAGCGTTGTAATAATACCAAGGATTATAATATGTATTCATAATGTGTAATTTTAATAGTTAAACGTATAAAAATAAATAAGGTTACAAAAAATTGATTATTTATTCAAATTATTTTTTATTCTTCTCTATTAAGCCTAAACTTATGGTATTGAGCATCTAATTTAGGAATAGGTATCTCATCAGGGAACACTCTTTTATCTAAGTCTGCTTTAATATTAAGCCATATCTCCGCCATCTTACATTTACAGTAGTCTTGGTATATCTTCTTATGCTTATCTTTATCTTTAATACTCTTATCTTGGATGACTAAGTAGTCTGATTTACAATTATCTAATACTTCTTTCTTGATATTTTCATCAATAGACATATCATTTCCAGCCCATTTAAGTAAATCGTAAAGCATGGCTCCTGAGTGTGTATTTGTTATTATCCCACAACCTTCATTATCGTAAAGGTTATAGAACTCTTTTAGGCATATAGCCGATAAAGCTAATCCTATTTCTGATTTAAAATCTACTTTAGAACTCATCTCCATTGCTACTTCCTGTTACTAATCCATTAACTTCATTAATATCAAAATCTTTAAATGCTGAGTATTTACCTTCAAATCTTACATAAACCTTCCCTGTGCTTCCGTATCGGTTTTTAGCCACATTAATTTCACATAGTCCGCGCAAATCCATTCCTGTTTTTGGATCTGTTGCATCAGAATTGTAGTAATCTGCCCTGTAAAGTAACCAAATTTGTACTGCGTTGGCCTCAATAGCTCCAGAGTCTTTTAAATCAGACATTAAAGGATATGGCGGATTTCTCTTCTCTACATCTCTCGATAGCTGAGATAATTCAATCATGCAACAATTCTCTGTTTTAGAAGTCTCTAGTAGCCCATTACATCTATCTCCAACTTGTTCTTCTTTAGATTTTCCAACCGTTTCTTCTTTTGTATTCTTCATTAACTGTAAATAGTCAATCATTACAGTCATAAGTGTACTTAATGGAATACCTAATTGCTTACGAACCTTTCTTATCTTAGTTCTCATATATTGCCAAGTAATACCAGGAGTATCGTCAATAACTAGGTTTCTTTTAATTTTATCTCTTAGTTTCTTAATTCTGATTAAATCTTCATCAGATACATTGCCGCTTCTAATTTGCCAACTATTAATCTCTAGGCAGTTGGCCCAAATATTTTTCATTAGCTGTTTGGCAGGCATCTCTAAAGAAAATATAATCAAAGGCTCTCCTTTATCAACTGCGATATGTTTGGTTATATTGATAATTAAGCTAGTCTTTCCCATTCCAGGTCTTGCTCCAACAACAATAACTTCCTGCTTGGCTCCTGATGTAATTTTATTTAAGTCTTTTATACCATAAGAGTGTCCGATTGTTTCAGATTTACTATTCTGCGCTTCCATTAACTCTTCAAAAGCTTCATCAAAAATATCTTCAACGTGCCTTTCTACTGATAAATTATTCTTAATACTCTCAATGTCTGACACTATTGACTTTAAATCTTCAATAGAACTATTTACATCAGTTATCTCATTACTAAGCTCTGAGTGAACGCTATGAAGTATAGGTAGCATTTTTCTCTTAGTGTACTCATCGAATATATCATTTACATATTCTGATACGTTTTTGGCAATAGCGTAGTTTGGTTCCGAAACTTCTAATCCAATCTCTTTCTTGTTACAACCAGACTTAATTAACATATTAGAAAGTAGATAAACATCTGACTTCCTTCCTTTATCGTGGTTGTGTTTTATAATTTTATACTTAACCTTGTTAAAGTTTGTGGACCATAACTCTTCAAATATTAAATGATGACAAGTCTCAAATAGGTTTTCGTTATCTGCGTATAAATTAAGTACAGCTCTTTCTTTTTCTTTTAATGTCATTACTTATGGTATATAAACGTTGTGTTATTTTTTGTAACTCCTTGTAGCTTTCTTTTAAGTGCGCTATACCCTATATTGTTTTCTTTAGCAGCTATTTTTATAGAATCATAAATCTTACCGTCTGATGTATTAATTACTTTCATAGAACATCTTTTTATGGTTCTACTTATTAATAAATCTATTTGATGAGGATGTATCTTATTTAACCCTGTATCAAATGCGTGTTGACAATTTTCTTGATTAGTAGCCCATTCTAAATTAGAAATATGATTATTTAATTTATCTCCATCTTTATGGTTAACTTGAGGTTTATTCTTATGGTTAGGAATAAAAGCAATAGCAACAAGCCTATGTACTTTTTTAGTATGTCCATTTTTATCTTTAACCAAGGATACTAAATAATATTTCGTTGTACCTATTCCTGGTTTTAAATTTCTTTCTCCAAATCTACCTGCGAATTTTAGTGATTTTACATTTCCGAAAGTAGATACAGCATATCTACCTTCAAATCCTTCAATGTCTTTCCAAATTTCTTTTTCTTTATGTTCCATAATTAAAATACCAGCGCCTACAAAGACTCATCCACTCGCTAAGTATTAGCATTTGGCAATGTAAGCAACTGGATTTTTTTAATTTCTTTTTAGTGAATGAGTGATGCAAATATACAATTAACTTCTGAAAAAACTAGATGTTTGTTCTATTTTTTCTTGCACTTTATTCTTGTCAACAAACCAAACTGATAGCGCCTTTCCTTTCCAATTCAATACAGGTGAACCATTAGCCCCTTTCCATTCCATTGTAGAATAATATTCAAAAAACTTATTCGCAGATTCTAAAGTATATCCTTTTGATTTAAAGTATTCTCTTACATCTTCTATTTTTGGAGCAGGAGCAGGCTTCTTTTTCTCCTTCTTAGGCTTACTAAAATAACTTTTAATAGCTTCATGTGTAGCTTTAGTGTATTTCTGCTGCTTCTTTGATCCGCCTGCCAAAGTGAAATTATATAGGAATAAATCTCCTTCTTCTATTACTTCTAGTTTTACCATGTTTTTAATTCAAGTTTGAGTTATAATTTAATATTACTTAGTGGACTTTGGATTTTACTTATGTGATTATGGCTGATATGGAGGTAGATATTAGTCGTTTTTACACTAGAATGTCCAGCGAGTCTTTGGATAAGCGAAATATCAGTTCCGTTCTCAACCATGTGCGTAAAGCTGCAATGACGCATAAGGTGTGTGTAAACCCTTTTATTACATATTCCTGCTTTATCTGCCAACTGTTTAATTACTTCTCCTACACTTCTATCTGTGTATTGCAGTGATTTTTGTCCATTAAAAACATACTCGGCGGACTTGTACTCATTCCAGTAACTTTCTAATACATTAATCAAATCTTGAGATAATGGGACTTGCCTATCCTTATTTCCCTTAGCTTGGATTATATTAATTACCATTCTACTTCTATCAATATCTTTCCATTTCAAATTTATAAGTTCCGATACACGTAATCCACAAGAGTACAGTAAAGCTAAAATTGCTTTATGCTTCTTATTTTGGCAGACATTAAACATTCTTTGAATTTCGTTTACAGAAAGAACGATAGGTAGTTTCTTATCAGACTTAGGATAAGGAATCTTATCAATCTTGCTTGGCATACCTACAGTTAATTTATAGAAAGATTTAATAGAGCAAAGGTTATGCTTTCGTGTATTTATCGTTTTAAAAGTCAATAAATACTCTTTAATTTCCTGAGTCGGTATTTCTTTAGGCTCAGAATATTTATCGAATTTTATAAGAAAAGATTTAACTCCAGAAGTGTAATTTTCTTTGGTTGCATCACTATTATACTTTAAAGCACAATCAGTTTTATATCTATTTATCCACTTTTCTAAATTCATATTTTCGATTTTTTAATTAAAGAGTATTGATTTTGCTGTTAGTTTAAAGGGTAGTTTACATATAATAGTTATGGCACATTAAAACGATGCCATAACAGGGGCTATAAGAAATAAAACCCCTGCCACGCACCGCTTCGTAGTTAAAGTGCTACTAACTTTCGTGCAGTTACTTTACCTTCTGCATCTTTTGTTTCCTCAATTTTTACATTAGGCACAAAAGTTACAGCCTCCGCAACATTGTTTCCTTGTTGGGTAGTAACTTGCACTACACATCCAACACCTTCAATCTCCATTGCTTTAGATGATTTCATCCACCCCTCTGTAACCGAAGATGCTTTACTAATTAGCTTGAAGGTGTCCCCGTTGCCCCAAAAAATAATGTCTTTCACATTGTCTTTTGCTTGGCTTGCTGTTGTGTTTGTCAGCGTTTTTTCCATTTTACTTTGTATTTATTTTTTGTGCGATGAAATCCCCCACCGCACTTAGGGGTTTTACTATCTTATAGCCCCGAACCGTTATAAGCAATTGCTAAGAACCTGCTTCCAATTGACTTTTTCGCCACAATAAGGACAGTAAACAAATCTGCTTAAATATCCTTTTCTACCATCTACTATTTGACTTTTAGTTTGTGGTTCTCCATTCAATAAGCCATACTTTTTGAAAGTTGGTTGAATGTTTACAATCCTTTCTACTTCATAATCAATAGTAGATTTGTTTACTTTTTCTCCGCTAAGAAATCCTACTAAGCAATCGCAACTGCTTATAACATCGGTTTTGCAATAGTGGGGATTTTGTGCTTTATTGGTCATTTGTATTTTTATTTAAGTTTATTTGTGGGTTTAACATTTGTGCCTTGAAACCCCACCATCGCAAAGCCGTTTAACGTTATAGGTAATTGCTTATCCACCGCACTCCAAAGTTTTGAGTAAAAAATAAACAGAAGCCCTTGCATCATCTAATGGGTTATGCTTCCGTAAATCTTTAATTCCGCACTCTTTTACACGGTCTAAATCAATATCTACAATGGTGCTAATGTCCTTTAACGGATATGGCATATTCCACTGCCTTGCTTCAAAATCATCTTTTACAATTTCGCTCAAAAAGTTTGTTTCTACTGGAAAATTGCAGTCGCTCCAAATCTCGGCAGTGTCTTTGTGCTTCATGTAAAATTCGTAAAAAGCATCACGTAATTCACGGTCAGTATTGCACCATGCCATATCCTGCAAATGTGGTATTACGTTGCCTTTTACCCAATCGTTTGCAAGGGCTTCACCCTCTTTGCTTAATAATTCAAAGCGGTCAACTTCTGTTCCACCTCTGTTCACTACAATAGCACCAACGGCAAATCCGCCACCGTGTAAATTCGTGCTTTCTACATCAAATACTAAAATGTTTGGTTTCATCTGTTTATTTTTTAATTGTTAATAATCCTTTTAATGCCAACGCAGAGCAACTACCTATAACAGCACATACACGCTATTTTCCCTCCCTCATTCCAACGCTCACAGCGTGTATCTGCAAAACGTTATAAGCAATAAAATAAAATTGCCTACGCACAGCATTTCATACAAATAATAATTACTACTATCCAAAATATTAACCCTCCAAAGTTTTTAAATGGCTCTTTAAATAATGCTTTTAAATCCTCTCTGCTCTTACGTTGTTCTTCTGTTTCCATAACTCAAATTTTATTTTACAGCTTATAACAAAGGCTAAAAAGCAATTGCCACTAAGCGTGTTATCAAGCAGTATTTGTTAATAGGCAACTGCTTTTAGCCTCAACCGTTATTTATCTATTTAAACGTATATAAATTTAAAAGGTTACGTTTATTTTCAAAATAATTAAATTACAAATGAGTATCAAGTAATTTAAGCATCTCAAGCCAATTCTCTTTAGTTTTAAAGTAAATTTCCATCGTGGACGCACCCGCTTTTTCTCTTAGTAAGTAAATATCCAACCCATAGAGTGAAGTATCGTCCTTATAAGCATAATAACCTAAAAAGTCAATTTGATTAAAAGAAAACATCACGTATCCATCTACATATACTTTTACTCTTCCGTTGTAAATTTTAAGTTCGCGTTTATGTTTCATGGCATTAATCTTTTTTGTTAATAGCTATCATAGCATTTTCTAATAATTTTCCAGATAATTTCTCTATAATATAAGATGCGTGAATTAGTTTATCGTACTTACTATTAAATTCTTTTCTTTTGTCAGGCTTCATCATTTTATAAATAGGATGAGCTTTAGTCATCTCAGAGTCTTTTTTATACATTTCTATTATTCCTCTTGCGTGTAACATGGCAGCTAAATCATTATCAATACTATTCTTAGTTTCTAATTCATATCCTTTTTTAGATATAGTTAGTTTGTAGTCAATAGAACCTTCTATTACTAAGTTTGTTGAAGACTCCTCCGACTTGTTTTCTTGTTTTTTCATATTTATTTGTTTTTATAGTTATTTGCTAAGCATTTAAAGCATTGTAATACTCCTTTTATAATCTTCATGTCAGAAGTAAATACTGGGTGTAAGCTATAGTCTGTAGGCTTTTTACAGATATAACATACTTTTGTTTCTTTTACTTCTTTTTCCATTTGTTTTTCATTTCTAATTCATACCATATTGTACTAAACTGACCCTTAGATGCGAAGGTAGTATCATATCCTTTAGATTTCAAATATTCTAACTCTTTTTTATTACAAGGTTCTAATGATATAATATCCGCGCATTGTTGTTTAGTGTAAGTATTATTTTGAATATCGTGTCCTAAATCAGATATATATTTCAACTGCGCGGATGTAGCTGCTTCTTGCATTTTCTTCCATCCAAATTGTTTAGCAGGAGGTAATTGTATTAAAACTATTCTCTCATCCTTATCAGTTAAGTTCTCAACTTTAGCAGACTTTCTAGCTCTTTCTTCTAATATATGGTCTCTCTTATCCTGAGTTAAGAATACTCTATCTTCTAAGTTCTTTCCTTGGTCTAGTGTCCACGTATTGATTAACTTATGTCTTGAACTTGAATCTACAAAGTCTAGGATTACACAGTTTTGTCCAAATCTATCTACAAACTCTTTATCTTTTAATCTTGATCCGCGCCCAACAGACTGCATATACTTAGTTAAAGACTTTGTAGGAGAAGCATTACCGATTACTCCTACATTGGGTTCATCAAAACCAGTAGTAAGTATCTGGCAATTAGTAAGTACTTGTATCTTTCTATCTTTAAAATCTTGTATAGTGCCGACTCTATCAGGAGTATATTCTTCATCTCCAACTACAGGTTTACAAGTAATGCCATTTTCTATAAACATATCCGCTAAGTCGCAGGCGTGTTGAATATCCACGCAAAAGAAAATACCTTGTCTTCCATCAGCGTATTCCTTGTATTTATCTACAATTAATTGGTTACGTCTAGGAATATTAACTTCATCTGCTAAGTCTTTCTGATTAAGTTCTCCTGCGGTTGTTCTAACGTTATCTAAAGACACATTAGTTTGTACTCTTATTCCATCAAGCTCACATAAGTAACCGTCTTTAATGCCTTGTCCTATGTTGTACTCGTAAGTAATTTGGTCAAAGATATTCCCCAAAGATAGACCGTCCATACGATGTGGTGTGGCGGTAAGTCCTAATAGTAATTTAGGTTTAAAGTATTCTAGTGGTTGAACAAAAGTTTTAGCTAAAAATAAATGAGCCTCGTCCACCACTATGCAATCGAAATAATCAAATGGTATTTTATCTAATCTTCTATAGAGTGTCTGAGCTGATGCCATGGTCACTTCTGCATTAATCTTAAATACAGAAGCTTTAATCGCTCCCATCTTGAAAGTTCCTGTATGGTTTCCGAAGTTACAATTATGTTTATCTACCCAATCTAAGAATCCTATTGCTCTTACATGTTCCGCAAATGTATCATCAAACTTATCTTTTAAGAAAGCAAGTCCGCTTTGTGAGATTAATTCTTCATTATGTGTAATCCATAAAATACGTTTGAATTGTAGTTTTTCAACTATCTTAACTGCTGTAAAAGTTTTGCCTAAACCAGTTGCCATACAGACTAGCTGGCGGCTAACACCTGATTTTAAAGCATCTTCTACTTTACATATTACTTCTTGTTGGTATCCACGCAAGTTCTTTACCATATACTACTTACCTAGTTTTTTAAGGTTACTAAATAGAGTTGCTACTACAGGAATATCTTTAATTCTGTTTCCTGTAACATTAGCATGAGGGTAACAGTTTTCAATATCATTAAGACTGTATTTAGGACTGTTGTCTTCTATGTAATTAAATCTGTTTTTTTCTGATGTGAATGTTAAATATCTATCAGCCACTTCCTTATCTTGTTTAGAGAAGTTATGAATAACAGCAATATTTTGTGATGGAATAGTTAAATCTTTACTTAGTAAATATAATACAGTAAAATTCTTTTCAAACATATCCACACCGTCAGTAGTAGTGTATATTTTAGGTTTCTTTTCTATATGCCATGGATTAGATTCTTCTTTTACTTCTTCCCAATCTAAAGAATCTTCTACTACCCATTTAGCAATAGCTTCACATTCTTTATAAGCATAGTAATAGTTCTTGTTACTTACTCCAATTTCTA